ATCTTTGCTTTGAATCTTTTCTTTCTCAGCCATCAACATTGTTGTTTCAATACTACGATGAATTGCATCTAGTGGATCTTCTGTACGAATGTACTCAAGTAGATAGTTTGTATAATTAGTATCAGTGCACCATGTATCAATTCTAATTTGACTCTTTACTAACCAGTCAGCAAATCTACTAACATTCAATGCATTAATATCTACACAATGATTGCCAAACTTTACGATTGCAGTATAGTATGGACTCTTAATGAATTCTTCATATGTTTTTGTTTTTTTACTTGATGAATTCTTTTTGTAAAACTGGATAAACGCTTGATAACCTATGCGGTTACCATGCATATCTTTTTGCAACCAACGGCGTTTAGATTCACATATGTGTTTCAAAATAGTAGCCTCCCTTACGAACTCTGCCCCGCAGAATTCGCAACTGAATTTGGAAGTCTTACCGATTTCCTCTATCTCTTTCGTACTGCTCAATTTCTTCATCTGTGACCGTTTGACTTAAAACTTCAATATCTGCAATCTTCATTGCAGGGTAAACACTTGCTAAATAAAATTTCTTTTTCTGTTCTGTTACATAAGCTTTCGCTACTTCTGTAATATCTTCTTCGTTTGCTTTAGGATAGATTTTCTTATAATACTCTTTTACATCTTTCAATACAGCAGGTTCTTTTAATAAGCTAACCTTCTCTTTAATCTGCGGAATCCAGGGATGAAATTGTTTTCCCATACCCGGACTTGACGCACATAACATCAACCATTGAAGCTTAGGATGCTTTTGCACATACTCATTAAAGATATATTTGTTAGCATGATAGTTGGTGCTCATTGCATAATAACCTGCAACTTCACCCGAGCCTTTAAGATAACTCATGTAGCGAACTAACATGAATGCTGTAAACTTTTTCTGTTGTTCTAACGGTAACTTGTCATAGAAAGTATAGTCTTTCCTATCTAATGCCGCAATTGCATCAAACAAAGGAAAGTCTTGCTTCTCAAGTTGTTCGTCTTTAGGTACTGATGCTTTTTTAGTTGCCATTAGAATGCCTGACTATAATCTACAATTTCACAATTACGACTAATCTCTTTTACAAAGTATACACATCGTGGTTTAGGACCATCATCGATAGGTACGCATAAGAATTGTCCGTTCTTCAATCGAGGTGCATACCATGTTACATCGTGATAGATATCTACAATCTCAATTGGTACAAATGATGGACTAAATGAACTTAGTGGATTAAACTCAAATGCATTAAAGCCTCTATCATTGATACTTGTTAGTGGTAATGTTTCTAAGTCTCCGTGCTCTTGTTCACCGATAAGTATTTGCCAATCAATAGGCATCTTAATAGTACTGTTACCGATCTTCAACACAAGTGCAGGACTGTTAAATGATTCTAAAAAGATTAATGGGATGTAATGATAATCTACATTGCTTGGGTTACTGTTATCTAAGATAGCAAAACGCAAGTCATCAATCTCTTCGGGTAGTGTTTCTAAATTATAGAATTCGTTGTCTAGGGTTAATATACGCATGTTGTTATTATAACACTTTCTTATCTGTATGTCAACTTCTCAATGTCAAAAGGGTAATTTGCTTCTTTGTAAAATGTTTTACGCTGTGTTAAATGCCGTTTGGCAAATTTACAACTACTAGTTATATCCCAGATTTGAACAAAATCTTTATCTTCTGCTTTACGAATTCCTCGACCGATACTTTGGATAACACGGACGAATGATTTTCCAGGTTCAATGAGAACCAGATTAAAAATACGAGGTATGTTGATACCAACAGCGGCGACACCATAAGTAGCAACAATGATTTTATTTGTACTTGTTGCAACTTCATCATATTCTTCTTTCCTGTCAACCATATTAGTAGCACCACTAACAAACACACTGTCAGGTAATCTACTAACAATCTCTTTACCTGCATTAACTCTATCTACTAGAATCAATACATTACCACTTTCTTTAATTTTTAAAATCAATTCAGCAATAGCATCCAATCGATGTGTATCCTCAAGCAAGTGTTTCAACTCACTTTGATAATTACTAAACTCTACTTCATCTTTGAGCTGTACAATGTTCACATGGCACTGTGCGAGTACACCCTGATCCTGCAATTCACTTGCGCTTAGTTTACCGATAAGATGACCTAAGCTAACATACAATGATTGTGCTTCATACTTTGCTTTAGGAATAGTTCCAGTCAGTCCCCAACGAATGGGCACTTTGGCAAATACACCTGTAAGCAATGTTTTAAGTGCGTCTGCTTTTGCCATGTGAACTTCGTCAACCATGACACAAACAACACCTTCAATGAAGTCCCCGATCTCTACTTCTGCTTCTCCGGCTTTTGTTTTCTTAAGCATGTTGTTAAGACTTTGCCATGTACAGATGGTATGTGTCTTATTGTATTCTTTGCGATCACCGAAGTACACACCAACATCTAATCCTAGATTAATGTAATCTGCTTCTGTTTGTGTTACTAGTGATTTGTTTGGAACGATGACAATACTACGACCATACTTCTCAACACTATAACTTAGTGCGGCAGTCATTAATGTCTTACCTGCACCTGTAGCAATCTCTTGTAGTGATTGTGGATTCTTTAAAAAGTTGTTAACGATGCTGATTTGATAATCACGCAGTTCAACTGGTTCACCTTCTTTGGGATGACCTTTAGGCCAATTCTTGTGTTTGAATGTATCCTCGGACACTTCAGCAAATTCGAATGTTGTCTGATAATCTCTGGTATCATCTAACTCAATATCATATCCTGCTTGATCCAATAGTGGTAGAATCTCAGGTAATAGATTGATATAAGTGCTTCCACCTAATGCGAAATAACTCATCTTACCATTCCATCTACCTAGACGGACCGCAGGGAGATATCTCGCACCGGGTATCTCATACTCAAACATTTTCATTAATGTTTTGCGATCACCTAACTCTAGGCCTTCAAGCTTGACATTCACTTCATCTCTAATTATCAATTTACATTGTTTCATTTATTCCCTAAATTTATTGGTTCTGAATTTACAAATTTAATTATTTTAAATAACTTCATAGGCTTTTCACCTGATAGTGAAAAAGTACCTTTCTGATATACTATAACAGGATTGTCATAGCTTATCAAGTCTTTCGTGTTTTTACATACATTGATTATTGGGTTATTGATAGGCAATACGAACTTAGTTAGGAATGATTTAGGTTCGCTGATAGCGTCACAACCCAATTCGTGTAACCAATTCAATACAGTATCTACATCTTTAATTTCCACTTCTGCATCAAAACTCGTAGCGAACTTTACCTTTTCAATAGATTCAAATTCTATTAAATGATTCTTTACTGATTGATCTATGTTGATACCATACTTAACTAGTGTAGCAATAGTTTTTAAGTCATCGGTAATTTCAATATCCTTGATTGCTTCGTACAATGGTTCGTTCATTGCGGCGATGTAATAGGAACCTGAATTATATATTAGAGTGGGAACCCAGTATTTAATGTGTTCATATTCGCTAAGACTATTGACAATTTGTGTAACTTTATCGCAATAGTTTAAGATTGAATAATGATCAGCCGACAAATATAATAGATTTCTCAATACAGTCGGGCTGTAATTCGCTTCATATTGCCTCTTATCTTTAACCCATTGTAATGTATACATAGGTTGTTTTCTAAGTGCAGTTAAAAAGTTTTTGTTATAGGGCGATCTAAAAATAATTTTATTATCTTCAATTTTAATAGATGCACCGGTGTATTCGGCAATACTGTCTACGACTTTAACATTCCAAGGTAATTTCAATATATCTTCTACAACTATTTTATGATGTAGAAATTGCCGATTATATTTACTTGCTACTTTTTTAAATAGCAAATCCTGATTGCTAGTAATTCTATTATGTTGAGTGATATAAAGTGTCAGGTTATTGACAAATTGTTGATCGTACCTACTTAACCGAATGTTGCCTAGCATCCATGTTGCAATATCATTGAGAGTTTTAAAATCCATTTCGTATTATAGCACAATCGTAAATAAAAAACAAATTAATAGGCAAAAAAAGGGGAACCTAAGTTCCCCGAAAGACTAACTAAAGAAACAAAATGAAAAACTTATCGAAGAGGACTTATTGACATTGCCTCTACGCACACTGCAGGGGTTAACCTTTCATGCAAGTTGTCTTAGCAAGATTCTGCCAGTTGTTGGGACTGATCTTAACCAAGTCTGCAATCTTCAAACACATACGCAAGGACACTTCACGCAATTTAGTATGATTGTCCCACATGAAGTCAATCACAGTCTTAGATTGTTCTTCAGTAAAATCATAGTCTTTGAACAGACCACCATCAGCATCACGATGCACTTGTTTGATACGCAACATTTTATCACGATCACCATCAATAGTCAAGTCAAGAAAGTGACAACGACTTTGCAAAGCTTCTAAGTGATCTTGCAATTTCTTAGATTTGAGATTGCCGAATTTCAAGTTAGTGATAAAGATAGCACTACCATTGAAGTTGAAAGTATTAGGGATACCTTCTTCACGCAACAAACGTGAATCGCTATTCCAGCAAATTCTACGAGTCTTACCTGAGTCAAGCGCGGCCTTGAGAATGTTCAAACTCAAGTCATCAGTAAAAACACTGTCACAGTCATCAAAAATCAAAACATTCTTGCTGTCAGAATATTTGTACAATTGTGCATACAAACCCAATGCTGTCATTGCACCTTTGACAATTTGAAAACGAACTTTCTTACCTGCAAGCTTATCAAACATGCTTGCCTTTTCCATTTGTGTCTCGACACCGTGAGACTTACCTACACCGGGCGGGCCTGAAACAATCATAGCACGAATGTCACCGTTGATACATGCACGAGACATTTCATCAAGGACCTCGAATCGTGTTGCAATGCGGTCCATTGCTTCTGTTTCAGTTTCTTTAACTGCTTCTTTTTTAAATTCTACTGTATTTGCTAGCACTTTTTCTCCATTTAAGAATTGAATGTTTTCGATACTATCAACAAGAACCTTAACCTCAGGGATATTGATTGCGAATTGACCGTCATTTTTAACAGTCACATAACCACCTTTAGCACCAGTCTGAAAACCTTTGACTAGTGTAAATTCTGTATTGACTACTGCTTGTTTACGATAAGAACCTGAAAGAATGCGAATCGTTGACATAGAATCTCCTGTGTGTTAATCAATCTATACAAGTATTATAGCACAATGACCATTTATTGTCAAATTATGCTACCTTGCGAAAATACTGATAGGGCAAGCCCAGTGTATAAGCCAAGTAGTCATCATCACCATTAGTGTCCTCAGCTTCGTGGATCCAGCGCATTGCTGTTGCACGATCCTTAGCACCTGAAAACATCAGGTCACTGATGCGTTTCTCAAAAGAGAAAACTGCATTTTGCTCTGCCGCAATACGAGCCTTTTCTTCACGCTCAATCACAAGGCCTAAGTAAGCAAACTCTTTGAGGAATGTTTCTACAGTCCAAGAACTAGTGTCAACACCACGGGGACGAACACCGTAAGCATCCTTGTACATGTCCCAATATGTGCATTGAGCTTGTTCCAACTCTGACATTTCTTCCCAAGATTTGAATTCTGTAGTCATTTCAAGTCCTCTTTATCAGTTTCAATACAAGTATTGTAGCACAGGGCCCATTTATTGTCAAATTTTGGCTATCAAATTAGCATGAATTTGATCCATTTCCGACTGCTCTACATAGAAATCGGTTCGAGGATCGTAATATTGACCCTCTTTGTTGTCATAATACAACACTCGACCGGAGAAATTGAATGGACCTTCTAGACCCTGACGAGGACCATATTTGGTACGCATTTCGTCCATTTGATACTTGTCAGCAACAACTTTGTAACCCATAAAGCCCTTTCAACTGAATAAGACTCTATTATACAGTAAAGACCATTTATTGTCAAGTTTTGGCTACTCAGACAAAGTTAAATTTTTCAATTCTTAAGTATTCATTGTCATCACGCATTGTTTTTTTGTATCTACCTGCTATAGTAACATCATTATTCTTCAATGTCATATCTAACATTGAAATAAGTGGGTTACTGGGTTCAATACTAAAAGTTACCAGATTATTAGCTGAATCACTAAACCAATATTCTTTGCGTTTGGCCCGTCTAGTATTAACTGAAAGTTGTGTTACAAATTTCAATTGTTTACGCTCTGTTACAAATTGTGATTCCTGTCGTTTAACTTCTTTGTTATAATCAAATGACATTTTTTCAAATTCAACATCATATTCATAAAACTCAGGCAAACGATATGCTAAAGGCAACATAGTTTCTTTGAATGTTTTTCCGTTACTATGAATAAATGTATTCAAATCTTCACGGTAATGAGTAAGATTAATGTTCTTAAGCTTCCATACCATGATTTTCTTACTATAGTAATCGCGGATTGTATTAGCGTGAGCAATATCATCATCCGTCACTAATCGAAACAACTCACTATCTAACAATTTAGTGATAGTCGGGTGTAATCCGGGTTCATTTCTAACTTTACGATATCGTGACCAGCATACGCTTAATGCTAATAGGTCTTGGCTGATTTCATATACTTCATATTTCTTAACATTACTGTTAAGTCCTGCGGTTAAAGAATTCCAATCAAATTCAATTCCACTTCCAGAAGTTAAACTAGCTAATGAGATTGTATTTTGACTTGCGGCTTGTAAGCTTGCGCTAGAGCCGGCTGCACCTATTTGCCAATTGTTTGTATAATTTCCTGACATGTTTATCCTATTGTAATGTCTTCCATACCACTAGTGCGTAGTCGCACGATGTGTCCCATCTGCCATTGTTTGGCTTCGAGACCCTTCATAATACCAAGCCATCTATTGCGTAATAGTGCTACTTCGTTAATCAACACTTCCATATCAATTACTTCATCTTCACCTTCAGCATATTTTTCAGCATCACGACTTGTCAATGCTCTATTATACGCCTCTAGGTATTTTTGAAAATGTTTTCGGCGAATTTTCCGTAATTGAATGTTGAGGTAATTCAATACAGCTTCAATCTCTTGTAGTTGATTAAAACGATGTTCGGTAACGCCTGGGATAGCGGCAATGTTCTTTTCAACATTGCCGTATATCTTTACTTCTTGTTTAGCCGAAATTAATTCGTTTTCGTAATGTACGATGAAATCGGGAATCACCCCTAGATTTTGGGTGATTCGTGTATACCAGTTCATTTAATCCCATTCTTCGTCTTGGTCATCTTCTTCATAATCTTCATACGATTCTTCAGTATCTTGAAGTGCTAAATTCTCTTTAAGAGCAGTTAGCATTTCTTTATCCCCTTTAAAGGCATCTTTGATATCTTCAGCTTCGTAATTATTATCAATCAGTAGATTGACTAGTGAATCGGCCGCTTCACTGCGGTCATTAAAATCGATATGAGTACGCAATGCATCCCATACTTCAGCAACAAAATTTAAACTCATTCTGTAACATCCTCCTCCGGTGTTACATTACTTATCTTTGTTGTTGCCTTTTGTCCATACTCACTCATTACTTTGTCTAAGCAACCATCAGTATTCGATTCCCATGCTTTGCGAAAC